CCCCTATATAACCCTATACACCACTTATCACCAAACATATGTTCCCCCTTTTTCTGTACAAAATAAACAAATTCAGCACATAATTTTTGTGTATTTTGCGAATTGACAAAAGTTGTCAATAGTCAAATAGCCGAAAAAATAATGAATTTTTCGTCACTTTTTCACAAAACCCTTTGTCAATAGGCAAAGTGACGAATTTTCAACCATCTTTTTGTGCAATTTTAAGCTACTAGTTGGAACTTCGCTACCTAACTATTAGGCTTCAAACTATACATAATGCACAAAGTAAAACCTTAAATTTTGTGCAACATTTTATAATTAGTCCCAGCTAACAAACATTTGTTCGATGTTTCGGTCTGAAAAATTGCACAAAAATCCTCACTACTTTTGTGCAAGTTGACAATAAAAAAGTGTTTACAAATTATACATTTTTTGTTATAATAAATATAGTAAATAATAAGGAGGGAATTAAAAATGCTAGTAAAAGATTTATTATTTTTTATCCCAGATAGCGAGATTATAGAAATCGCATATTCACAGGATTTTAGGAAAGTCTTATTTAAAGGTGCGGCAAAATTGTGTAAGAACGAACAAGTATTAAACAGAAAAGTTTTTACACTGTTTAGTTCTAATGATTATGCCAATGGCTATCACTATACTCATATCTCACTTATGAAGGAGGACGAATAATGAACGATATTGAATTTTTGGAAAAGTGTAATCTTAATAGAAATGTGTTACCAAAGACAGCAGGGGAAATTGTCGAAGCGTTTCTGTCATACAAAGAGTTATATAGATTCATGCAAAGCAATGAACTCATTGTCGTTAAGGAATCTACTTCAAAAGCATATATAAAGAAGCTGATACATGCCGTGGCATATGAATATAATGGCAAATACGGTAAAGGCTATCTTATATATAGGCGGATACCAGGTAAGTCCTCATCAAAGTTATATGTATGTATAAAGCATGAAGCAGAGGTGTAAATGATGGAGTTAATCATATTAATATCTAAATTTAATAAAGAACTGACTACGATAGTAAAAGCGTATGAAAATGGAGTAGAAAATATATTTCCTACTCTGGAATCAATTGCTAGGTTAAAGCATATATATTTTAAGAAAATTGATAAGGTGAATATGTCAGACGATAGCGATTATGCAAAGCGACTTATATACAGGGCGAGTGAAGAAGTGGTAGAAACAATTTGTTTATTATATAAAGGAGTGATTTAATATGGTATATGTTTCAGAGTTTTTGCCTTTGATTGCAGAGTTAAAAGCTGATAAGAAAATAACAGTCTATAACGTGACATTAGATGAGGTAAAAGACATGACAGCCAGGAGAACTGTTATTGAGTATCCCTATTACTACGTTAGGTATTACAGTATTCAAACAAATACATTAGTGATTTTATAAAAAGGGTGTCGGCTATGTTACTGAAAAATATAAAAATTGCTGAACTTAATGTTTCACGTGAAACAATAGATAGTGAAAAATTAGCTAATTTGACTGGTTATTCAGTATCATATGTTGAGCGAAAATACAAGTCAGGTGAAAGAATTTTTCACGTTAAGCGTTTAAGCGAAGGCAGACACGGTAAACATAAAAATGAAACGTTAATATCGCGATGGGCCGTGCTGGATACTGAAACTTGTATTAAACCAGATAAAACTGGTGCAAGAATATGGTCATACCAGATAGGCTTTCATCCGGGCTATCAGGTGCAGTTTAACATAGCTAAAAATGCATTATTGAATAATAACATCAGATTTTATGAATATATAACAGTATTTTTGTTTGATAACTACACTGATTTTAAGGACGCGCTAGTACAACTATATAATATGGGGCTGAGAACTTTACTCGTGCATAACTTAAAATATGACGCGAGTTGGCTACAGCTGTATTTTAAAAATAAGCCCGCATATAAGGAAGAAGAGCATGAATTTTTTAGCAGATTTGTATTGCACAATGGGAAGCTGTACGACGGTGATTTGGTATTAAATGATAAAAAGGTTATAAGATGCTACGATACTTATAAAACGTTCGTTGGCTCTTTGAAATCAATAGCACTGGCATATGGCGCTGAACATGCAAAGGTTGAAGTACCTAGTGATTTTTATAAAAAATACAGAGACGAAAACTACAAATTTACAGAAGTTGACATTGAATATAATTCTTGCGATTGTTTGTCGTTAGCAGAAACCGTTGTAATATTTGATAAAATTATTTATGATTTGTGCGGTTTTAGAGTTATGGATAATAAAGGTTCTCATCCTCGTTTAAGGACGGCCTCTTCTATAGCATATAAAGCGCTTGAGCAGAGTGTTAAAGAGTATGAATGTATTGCGTGTGAAAAAAAGTGTGAATATTACAAGAAACTTGAAGAGGGAGTGATTGCCTACCCGCAAGGTAAAAGGAAATCTTGCAAAAAATATTGCTTTGCTTTTTTAAGAAGGTATCCAAAATTTGATATACAATCTGATTCAGCAAAGAGTGCGTTAAAAGCTTTTTATAAAGGAAAGTCAATTTTGTTAGAAAACCCTATGGCAGACTTGTTGATGGAAGAATTACCGGATAATGAAAAAAGCACATATGGGTTAAGTGATATTAATAGATATAGCGAACAATTATTAACATATTCCTTTGACGCATACAAAGGCGGAGTAACGCTAGCACCGCCTGAAAAATCAGGAAAAATAGAATCAGGAGATTATAAGTTATCTGATATTTTTGGCAAAGAAGAAACATATTTAAATAACGATAATATTAATATAATATCAGATTTTAAATATAGAAAGCCAACGGGGTGGATTTTTGACTATACAAGTTTATACCCTTCAAGAATGCGCAATAAAATGCCTGAAATGAAAACTTATTTGCTTGATTATAAAAGAGCAAAGAAAGAATTTCTTGCAAACCCCGTAGCCACTACAAAAAAGATATATGGTTTAAGAAATGTTACTGAAAATTATATTAATGATTTATCTGAATTTTTTGTAGCAAAAGACCAAAAAAGAAATCCTGATATTAAATTTTATCCCCCGTTTTATAATGGTTATTTTATGCTGTACAATATTTATATCCTAAAAGAAAATGGGGAATGCGTAAATACACTGACAGGGAAAGTAGAAAGTTCAGCTAATAAGTTTTTCGTAGTTAAAGCTAAAATAAAGTTTCAATCAAAATTTTATTTTTACCAAATACGTCCCAGGGAATTGACAGCGGAGCAGTTAAAGCGTTATAATGTAACTAAAAATCCTGATAAAAATACAGGATTTAGAGCATATCAAAAAGATACCATTATAGACAACGGACTTGAATGGATAGAATGCAAAATTCCATTATCTGAGTTATTATTTTATGCAGAACTTGTTAAAGCGCATGGCGGAGTTTTTGACTATAAAATAATTGATGGGGTAGGCTGTGACTTAAAAGTCGGCAATTCAGGAGTAATGCATTTTATTGATACGTTAGGAGAAATAAAAGGCAAAAGCAAAGGCGCTAAACGCACTACCGTAAAATTATTGATGAATGGCTCTTACGGGAAAGCAGGCACAAAAGTAATCGGATTAGATAAAGTATTGAATGAAACAATTTATGAGTTCGATGGTAAATACTATGTTCCGACAGAATATCAAACATCGGAGGACTTTGTTACTTATGCAGATAAGTCTAATTTTGTTCCGCTAGCTTGTGCCGTTACGTCAGCGGGGAGAATGCATTTGTTTGCACCAAACGTGGATGAGCAATTTTTGACTAGCCCATTTGAATCTAAAATTAATACCCAAAGAACTGGGGGCTATGCGCAAGCACAATGCGAAGGTAGCGGAGCATATAGCGACACAGACAGCGTATACATACTCAATATATATGGGTATGATAGTGAACAACAAGTTAGGGAGCATTTTGACTTTAAAGGGGATGGAAAAGCGCTAGGTGAATTTAAAATGGAAGGAATTTTAATAGCCTTTAAAACACTAGGCGCAAAGAGAAAGCAATATATCACTTATGAAGATGGAAAATTATTGAATCATACGACATTAGCCGGGTGTAATTCACCACTTAAATTTTCAGAATTTTCAAGGCTTAAAACTATAGATATCAAAAAGTCATCTGTGAATAAAGAGTTAGGCATAATAGAAATTAGCGATAGCACGTTCAAAATAATGGTAAAAGATGAGCGGGTATTTAGAAATGAAGAAGTCATGTTATCCCCGGCATTGAAAAGAAAGGTTGTGGAATTATGAATAAAGCAAAGAAGTATTTATCGAATTTAAAATCACGTTATAAAAGAAAACCAAATATGCGGCCTAAAGCGAGTACCATTAAAAAAGCGGCAGATTACGCGGCGGAACTGTATTATTCTGACGATGATTATTATATGGATTTGCCGGACTTTGTAATTGATAGTGATAGATTCAGATTATTGACAAGCACATCCTATTCAACGGATGAACTTGATAGCGCAAAACAAACATTATCAGAATATCAGGATAGTGCAAAGAAGCGGCAACTTGAGGGAATGTTGGAAGCCTTCGAGCAAGGATATGACCTTGATTTAAATGCGAGAACGGCATTGGCAGACATGATAGAAAAGGGGAAAACGATTTGAGCAAGACAAAGTATTACGATTTTGAAAAAACAGAAAGAGAGACAAGGGATTGTTATGCGGTAGGTATTTTTTCGGCCCGTACTGGTGGTAAAACTTATGGATGGAAGGAGCAACTTGTCTTTAAACACTATCCAGAACTAACTAGAAATTGTGAGGAAGAATTTAAGGAAAACTCTTTTGTCTATATAAGGCGGCGAAAAGAAGAAATGAAACGCACAGCGCCGAAACTTTTTACAGACATCATGCAAGACTATAACGAAAGAAACGGAACAAACTATGTCATTAGATACCGCAACGGGGAGTTTCAGCTATGCGAAAGAAATAATAATAGACTAATATTTGTAAAAACATTAGGTTGCGGGATTCCTTTGTTTGGCGCAGAAGAAATGAAAACTGCTTCTTTCCCGAATGTCAAAAATATAATTTTCGAGGAAGCCTTTGTCAAAGATTTTAGGAAATATATAAACGGCATGGAAGAAGTCGACGATTTAATTGATTTAGCTAATACGATTTTTAGAAATCGGAAAGGTTGTAGAATATGGCTGATAGCTAATAAGACATCGGAAGTTAATCCATATTTTTATGCATGGCATATTGAACCCAAGTTAGGAAAAAGTTACTACAATATCAATTCTCATCTAAAAGCTGGAAAGTCTATAAAAATCTGTATGGACTTTGTTGATATGGACGAACTAGGTGTTAAAGAAGAAATTGAAGATAATGGCTTTTTGGCGCTTGCGTCTGAAAAATACCAGGACTATAACGCCGGGGCGGACACGCTCGATGATAAAGAAACTAACGTATATATACCGCACAAAATTAAGCCGTATGTTAAGCTTATAACCAGCGAAAAAACATTTTATATATACGCTGGGAACGGTATATTTTTTATAAGCGATAAAGTTACGCCATATTATGTAAGGGAAAGAACAATAATTGACGGGTATTTAAAAATTGCTATGATAAGAAAGCAAAAATTTAAAACGAAAGTATTTTATGCTGTAAGAGGGAATACTCCATTTATTTCTCACTCCTTATATGCAGTTTTAAAACGGGCTTATGAAAAAGACCGATTAAAATTCAATGATTTCAAAACGCGCATGTTTTTTGATAACTTTTTTAAAAATTTTTCATTTTTTTCTTGACAATATGCTATATTATGATATAATTAATATATAAGGAAAGAAGAAAGGAGCGAAATAAAATGATTACAAGAAGTGCTATTAAGACTACTGTAAAAGCAACTGTAAACGGTCAGGCAAAATATTTTGTCGGATACGGAAAAGATTCTAAAGAATCAATGGCCAGCGTTATGGAAAGTTTAATTGCTGAAAAAGCCCAGATTGTTGAATCTTTAACCGAAAACGTAGTTGTAGGGGTAGAAGAAAGTATCTTTTTCAAAAACGCCACAGAAGTAACAAAGAATAAAAAAGGGGAGTAAAATATCATGACAAGACAGGAAATTAAAAATATTATTGAGGAAAACGGCTTTTTTACAACGCTTGACAGTGAAAAAGATGAAAACCTTGAGTACATCGCAAACGCAATGTCTGGGATTTCGACGTCTTTATCAGAGTGTGACGGAAATATTTTTAATGTAATTGGCGTTTACATTACAAAAAGTAATGTGGGCGCTGATAACTTCAGAACAGTTATTATTTCTGATGACGGCTCGCTGTATTCAGGAAATGGAAATACAGTTTTTGAAGCAATTACAGGATTTATTTCTCTTTTTTCCAAGAGCGAACTCAGGCCGAACGTTGAAAACCCGCTGAAAATCAAGGTTACAATGAAATCAACCATCGGAAATTCGTCAAAGAAATATCCGTTGTTATCCATTACAAAATAAGAAAAGGTGATCTCATGGAAGCAGAAAGATTTAATGCTATATCTGAGATTGTAAGAGCAAACACAAGTGACGCTGAAATTTTAGCGTCACTTGATGCACTTGAAACTCAGAACACGGATTATAATGAAAACTACCAAACAAATATTGACACAATAGAATCACTCAATACCAGGATTAATGAATTGCGCACTACGAACGCTGGGTTATTACAGCGTATTGAAGCTAGTAGCGCACCGGGTAACCCGCAAACGTTTAACACAGACTTTTTTAAGAGATAGGAGGAAAAGAAAAATGCCACTCTTAAACTTGGGAAACATTAATACTGAGGTCATGACTACTTCTTACATCATGAACGCAATTAGACAGGGAGCAAGTGAAGCGTACCGTAGAGCGATTCCTTTAGCTACACCAGGCACTACTATGGCGATTGGTTCTGAAATTATGGATTCTGAAGCTTTTGCGAATGAATACGTTAAAGGATTAGTGTCAACCTATGTGCTTAAATGGGTAACGTCCATGTATTTTGAAAATCCGCTCAAAATGTTTAAAATGCCGTATGCCATTGGCGGTGCAGGTAATGCAGAGTTTTTTATCAACGGTTCTTCTGTTGGTGTAAATGACTATGACCCCAGTGGCGCAGATGTTGACGCTCCGCAGACAGCCACTATCAATTCAAAAATTCATAAGGTAAATTCTCAGAAAGAATTTAAAGTAAGCTTGTATCTTAACACCTTAAGAATGTCTTTTGTTGATGAGGGCAGCACGCTAAATATGATTATGGGGCTTGTATCCACATTATTTACCCAGATGGAAAAAGACGAATACAACAATACAAAGAACGTGCTTACAACATTTAACACGGCAACCGCATTTAAAAAGATTAATACAGCAGATTCTACCCCGGCTTCACTTGTTGAAAAAATTAGAGAAGTCGGCCTTGATATGCAGTTCCCTTCCACAAAGTACATTGCTGGCACATATGAGCAGACAACACAGATTGAAAACCTGATTGTACTTACCACCCCCGCAAATGTGGCTAGGATTGATGTACAGGTTTTAGCTAACGCATTTAATATGGGTAAAGCTGACTGGGTAGGCCGAGTAATTGTTATTGATACACTTCCACCCATTGCAAACATTGCGTGTCTTGTTGGTGATGCTAGGTTCTTCAATATCCAGGATACATGGCTCGATATGCGGGTTAGAGAAAACGAAAGCGGCAGATTTTTTAATGTATTTTTAAACAAAGATACTGTTTACTCCGCTTCTCCATTTTTCAATATGGCGGCAATTATACAAACGCCCGCAGCTTAAAAAAGGCTAGTGAGGGATATATTTATCCCTCACTTTTTTATAAAAACAGAAATGGAGGTTAGCAACATGGCTAATGATATTTACCCGCCTATATCAAATAATCTGATACCCGGACTTAACCGCTTTTTATCATCAGCAATAGAAACCGCTGATACAGAAGCTACATATTATCAGCTTACAATTTCTCCAGCTATTGGACGATGGAGATGGAGCGGAAAAAATATAATGGGGTTGCACTGGGCTGAACAGTACCTATTATACAACGTATCCTTTGCTCTTTGGGAAAGTGAAAAGTATGGTTTCATGATAACACCATGGTTTCCCGCTTCAAACTATAATATCGTTGGTGACCCTATTAATATCAAGCCATTTAGTCCATTTGGGGTAATGGAAGATGAAATGTTCAAAACACTACTGCCTGGAGAATTTGAGATATGCTACTATCAGAAAAATAGAATTTCTGATATGCCAATCATTAATTTTTTCGCAAGAAAAATGGCTGATATTGAACGAACGATATCGACTAACTGGAAAAATATCAAAAGTATAGTTGCGTATGTATCGCCTGATACTGATACAGACATGTCTATGCAGACAATCCAGACAAAAATTGACTTTGGCGAACGAGAAATCAGGATTCGAGATTCCGAGTTGATAAACGACATACATTTAATTGAGTTATCCCCAAAATATTACGGACAGGAATTAGAAACGCAAAAACAATCAATAATGAATGAATATTTGACATATATGGGGATTAATAATGTAGCATTCCAAAAACGTGAACGGCAAATCGTAGATGAAGTGACCGCCAATAATGACGCTATTATAAAAAACCGCGAGAAATACCAGTCCGCCAGAGATGATTTTTTAGAAAGAGTTGCAAAACACTGGCCTGGCTTGGAAATTTCTTGTGACTTTGTCGCTGATGCATTTGCGCCGAAAGAAGGTGAATAATATTGAGTTTGTATACCATGACAATTCATGAGGTATATCATTCTTATAATAATGACTACGTCGCTATCGCAAATGATATTTTTTCTCAATTTACCTATCCTATATATGATGAAAAACATAGGCAAGAATTAAATGTTGGCTTTGTTAAACGCTTTTACAATCGAGAAATCGCCTTTGATAACTGGGATGAATGGATTTTGGCGCTTGATAACAAGTTTAACGATATCGCCCCAAAATATAATCTTATGTGGATTGAGACAGAAAGGTTATTAGATGAAGGGACGATTGCCTTTTTTGGTTCATCGAGAATTGAAAAATACAAAGAAACACACGAGGATAATAATACTCGTGTCAATCAGCTTGGCAATACGGGCAAAGACATTACCACACCAAATCTTACAACAACTGAAGATGCTGGGAGTAAGGCAGGAACTACCCCATTCACACCGTATAATATGGATGAGTATGTCAATGAGGTAAGCAACGCCACAAATACCCGCAAACAGACAGGCACTAGCGAGACTAGCACGGAATCAAACAGTATAGAAAATGAACTTGAAAACCGGGGTGGAAATGTTGAATCTGAAAAGACTGTGGACGGTTCTTCAGTGAATGAAAATTCCTATGACGCTCTTATGAAGTACTGGGATAAATGGAAGAACATAGACAGACTTTTCTATGACGATTGTAATAGTTTATTTATGAGAATTTGTTAGTAGGAGGTAGTTATAATGGCCGATAATCAAGTGAATGTTTTAGTACCAAACCAGCAGTACAGAAACCAGATTGAAACTTACCAGATTGGAAACCCCACATCGTTACCGTTACTGGTTGAAGCATTGCGGCAGTATGTTCTTTCATTGCCAGTTGAGCCAGATAAAGGCTTGGCGGAAAAGGTAGCAACGCTTGAAAGTAAAATGGCAACAGTAGAGGAAAATATTACGACATTAGAACAAAGCACGGGTGTCTTGGAAACTGATGTTAGTGAGTTGCAAGAGGGTGTGGGCAATGTCAACAATCTTGCTACCAAAAGTAAAACACTAGTGCCAGCAATCAACGAGACATTTAATTTAGCTAGCAGAACAAAGGCAGTATGGCAAGAAAGAACCGCGTCAACGGATTTCTTTATTCATCCGAGCGTGCCACGAATTTTACTTGGCGTGTACACAGGTGATGGTGGTGTATCATATTATAATTTAGACTGGAACTCAGTTACTAGTTCACCTACTCAGCTTACAGAAATTAAATTGGGTAGTGTTAATATTACTGTCCAGGCAACACTTATGTCAACTGGTAGATATAAAATCAACGTATCAAGTAATCCTTCACAGTCAAGGGGCGTTGCACTAGTTATGTTTGACCAGGGATATATTGAATAAGCGGGAGGTGCGCATTTATGGCGATTTTCCAAATATTCAAGGGGAGTGTTATACCCATTCCCCTTGACCAAAGTAACCAGTATTATTTTGATACGCTGGAAAAACAAAATACTTTTTTTAGCGAAAAAACTAAACTTGAATACACTGAATTTAACTTTGCAAGAGTGCATGAAGCAGTAATTGTGCCAATAACTTATCAAGCGTTCCGAGAGGGCGGATACAGATATTGTAGATATCAATTAGATGGTGGAGCAAAATGGTATTATGCCTTTATTGTTGATGCCGCATGGAATAATGATAAGTCAACAATCTTTTATCTGGTAGAGGATGTTTTTCAAACTACACTTTTTAACGCTGTTTTGGAATATTCTTATGTTGCGCAAAATCACTATGCCGCGCACGCTTTTTACGCAAGCGCGCAGGACTACGCGGTAAACCGCTATATGACAAAATATACGTTTGACATGATAGGCACGAGTATGATGTTTAACAACGGCGTACCCTGGTTTATAATTTCGTCAAGCTGTGACTTTTTGACATCTGGTGGAACAGAAAGCAACCCTGTTATCAAAACACCGAGACCATCATTTGTGGGAGGTTGTCCGAACCAGACAGCTTTATATTGCTTTCCTTTAATTTCACAAGAAATAGGAGGGACTACCTATGCTGGACTAGATGAGTTTTTTAACAAAATGGCAGACCTTCCCTGGGTTGCGCAATGTATTAATTCTATAACCTTCATTCCCTATCAAATTATTGCCTCATATTCAGGAAAAGGAATTTTTGATATTGGTAACGGTCATTCAGGCATGCGGTTAATTAATGGAACTTTGACAGAAACCAGTTTTTCTATTCCATCACCTTATACAGCCTTACACAATAAATATCCATTTAATATTGCGCATAATACGTCTTATCAGATGTATGCTAGCCCGTATACCAAAATATTGTTGTGTAGTATTGATGGCAACCGTGTAGAATTAGACTTGGGTAAGTACTCATATGCTGTCACTCCAAAAGATAATATTGAGTTTGTAGCAAAATATGAAGTTAGCGCTAACCCTAAAATATTAATTGTTCCTAAAGATTACGCAGGTGAAGATTTAAATTATAACTATTCATTAATTTATACAAATTTTCCAAAATTTGAAGTGGTGTATGACAGTGGAAAACTATACCTAGCGCAAACTACACATCAGATTGCACAACAGCGTATAAATGCCGCTAATGCCGCAGGTTTAGCTAGCCAAAGTGGGGCGCTTGCTAGTGCCGCCATCTCAAACGCGCAAGCACAGTATAACATGAATCAAAAATTTGCTGTAGCCGGAAATATTGCCGGAGCAGTTGGCTCTTTATTCTCGCTTAATCTGGGCGGTGTTTTGTCCAATGCATTAGGTGCGGCACAAACTGCCGCAAATACGCAATATGGCAACCAGTCATACGCCATTCAGCAAGCGCAAAATAGAGCGCAAACTGCTATGGCTACTAATAATATTTATGCTAGCCTTAAAATGGCAGAAGCCGCAAGAATGGATGGTCAGCTAGTAGCCCCTGGCGTAACGGGAATGTCAGAGGGAAACGCTATTGTACTTTCAGGAGAAAAAAATATGCCACTGATATGGATAGAATACCAAAGCGCGGTAAACTATGAATTTGAGCAAATCGCTGAATCATTTTTCAGAACCGGGTTTAGAATTGACAATTTTATGCTACCAAACAGAACGTCACACAATGGGCAAAGCAGTATTTACAATTTTGTATACCTTAAATGCCATCAAGCAAATATTTCAGGAGATGTAACAGAACCAGAACTTGAAACACTAAAACAAATTTATGAAAACGGCGTTACCTTATGGCAAGGTGGGGTAATGTACAATATATAGCAAAGCGGAGGTGAATAAAATATGAACAATATTTCACATATCATTCTTAATGGAGACCAACTGATAATTGTTGGCAAAGACGGCACTAAAAGAATAATGTACAAAGTATCGAATACTATGTGGAAATAATAAAAATAGGCGGGATTGAAACCCGCCTATTTTATTGCGTTATTTTATACAATATAATAGGAACACCTAATTGGCTTTGACGTGTAATAAAAATATTAATTGATATACTTCCAAAAAGCTTCTACTGTCTCTGGGCCGAACGAGTGGTCAATCTCGCCAGTATACAGTCCCAACTTTCTCAGTTTTGTCTGTACCGCTCCGACTGTTTCGCGTCCACACCAGCCATCAATTGTACATCCAAAATCTTTTTGCATGGCTCTTACAAGGTTACTACCTTGTGAATAACTGCTTGTAAACTGCCAGTCCGGTTCAGGACAGTTACACAGATACTTTTTGTTTGATACAGGCTGGTAAGAAACAATACCGTCTTTGATGACACATCCGTAAAATTCCTGAGCTTTTAAAATAACCGTTCTGTCAAAATATTTTGGGACGCTTGTGGTTATGCTTTCAAAATACCTTAAACAGTAATTCCAGGGATAATTGTAGTAGGCGTGTACGCTAATTTCACTACCTGTTTGGTCGCCTATCTGTCCCCCCGTAACAGTTCCTTTTTCATTAATTCTTGCGCCAACGACTTTTCCATTGCCGCAATACATAACTGTATGATTTACAACATTTAAAAGAACATCGCCGGGGAGCATTCCGTCTGCACTTTCAAAGTTTACAGAGTCATTCACAATTTTAAAGCCGCAGTTTAACATGACATTCAACATATTTCCTGTATACGTTGCGCCTTTGGTTTTCAGGGGGATTCCGGCTCTTTCGCAACAGTCAATTACCATGGATGAGCAATCCCTTGACGCTCCCCAACGGTCAGCTTGGTCATATCCGAAAGCGTTATTGTTTGCCATCTCAACCATGTTCTGTAATGCTTTTTCAATTTTACCCATTCTTTTTCACCTCACTTTCATTATAGTTATCTAACCCTTTTAATACTTCCAGCACATTTTTAAGCTTTTTCGGAAGTGGAATGCCTAATAATGCACCGTTTTCTAAAATAGACATTGCTTCATTTGCGATAAACAAACATACTACAGAAGTATGAATAACCGTTTCACCCAGTAGGTAGTCAATCAAAATTGCAATGACAACATAGAAAAACATTCCGGCTTTTTTACAAATGCCTTCTCTGAATTTCTCGCTATTAAACCACGCGGTTTTAGATTTTGTCGACTTTCCAGCGAACGCGGTTATCAAACCCATGAGTATATCTATCGCCATCATGATTGCTAAAACAATGTCTATAGCTTGTAAGGTCAAAGTAATCACCCCCCCCCTTTGGCCTAGTTATATTATACCATAAATGTCACATAGTTGTCAAATTATACATAATTACTAATTGCAAATGATAGTCATTCTCATTTACCAGTAGCAAAATTATTATATAAAATTTATACATTTTCAGCAAATTGCACAAAAGTAGTGAGGATTTTTGTGCAATTTTTCAGACCGAAACATCGAACAAATGTTTGTTAGCTGGGACTAATTATAAAATGTTGCACAAAATTTAAGGTTTTACTTTGTGCATTATGTATAGTTTGAAGCCTAATAGTTAGGTAGCGAAGTTCCAACTAGTAGCTTAAAATTGCACAAAAAGATGGTTGAAAATTCGTCACTTTGCCTATTGACAAAGGGTTTTGTGAAAAAGTGACGAAAAATTCATTATTTTTTCGGCTATTTGACTATTGACAACTTTTGTCAATTCGCAAAATACACAAAAATTATGTGCTGAATTTGTTTATTTTGTACAGAAAAAGGGGGAACATATGTTTGGTGATAAGTGGTGTATAGGGTTATATAGGGG